TCACTGAGCCTGCTTACGGTGTATCCGGTGACGCAAACCCCGAATAAGGTCAACAGGTCGCCGGGCAAGATGATCGGCTGGACGTGCGAGCCGAAAATTTGCGCGGTGGGCAGTGCAATGTAATTAAACGCCAAAACGCTGATGACCACATACATAAAGCTCGGCCGGGCGCGGCTGGTGAATTTGTCGGTGCTCTGGGCCTCGGCGCGGATATTGGCGCCGGCTATGTCGTTCATTTTTGCATCGTAGTCAAGGGCGCTTTGCTGCGCTTTCGCGGTCGCGTCGGCTATCGCTTGCTCTGCTTTCGCTTTGTCCTCGGGTGAAAGATGAAATTGCCCGATCAACGTTGACACGGAATCGAGCGCGGGTTTAATGAGAGAGTCAAAAAGTGGCATGGTGGGTTAGGTTCCGATCGCTTTCACGGCAATGGCGGCTTGGTAGTTACCGCTTCCCGCGGCGCTATACGAAAAGACGGGACTTACTCCGCCGATAGCTGCGGGCGAGCCGGCGAATAGGCAAGCGGACGCGGCTGAACCGTCGTTAGCTTGCTGCAAGTTCGAGCCTAGGGAAACAGTGTCGGTGGAAGCGGCGCGGTTAGAGCCGAAGTACACCATAACGTCGGTAGTGAGCGGGCTGCCGTCAGTGTTGAGCGTGATCGAACTGGCGCCGGCGCCGTTCCGCTGTGCGACGGTTGCCCGAATTCCGCCGGGGCTTCCCACGAACGTAATAATCGCCAGGGCTCCATCAAAACTGCCCGCAGTGGTGATCGTGACGTGGCCGGTGGTAATGTCGGCCGCGGTCAGTGCACGACTCCAGGCGGCGCCGTTCCAGTTGCTCCCGGTCGAGTTATCAAGGACGGTCCAGCCCGTGGGGTTGTTTAAGCCAAAGCCATGTCCACCAGCGATAACCGCCAGGTCTCCGGCTGCGGTTCCGGTGGGCCAGTTGACGGTATAGCTCGAGTTTGATGAGGCTTGGATACCACTTCCACGAATGGCCGGCGCGCTGATGCCTCCGCCGCCTCCCGAGGTGGCGCCTGCAATGAGTTGAAAATTGGTGCCGTCATAAACTACTACGGCTATCTGGCCTGCGGCAATGTCGCCGCTAGCTAGAGCGGTCGAGCCGTTTTTCTTGATCGGCGTTGCGGTGCCGCCGTTGACGGCGAGCGTGCTTGCTCCGGTGTTGGCGTTCGTGGCTTTGAAGACCACGCATGAGCCGGCGGCGAGTGTCGGCGCGGGAGATAGCGAAACCGCGTAGGCGTTGGCGGCGCCGGTGTCGGCGGCGTACAGATATGACTGTTGCTGGATCGCGTTTTTGCTAACTCCTCCCGTAACGGCTAGTGTTCCTCCTGCGCCAGTGAGGGGTGATCCGGTGACAGTAAAATCAGCCGGCATGGAAAGGCCTACGGCCGCGACGGTTCCGACGGGGCCGGCGCCGGGTAGGTTCGCTCCGCTATTGACTAGGTTTCCGTTGACGTCATAGACAGGGATGTTTCCTTGGACGTATCCGCCGGGGCCGGCCATCTGTATTTGCGTGCCGGTTCCGAGGCGTGCCGATGCGCGTAGCTGGTCAAAATCGATATGGCCGCGTTCGCTGCTGGTGCTTGCTGTCGTGATTGTGAATGTGGCGGTCGGTGCTTCTGATCCGGTGGTGACGGTGAGGGTTCGAGCGGTCGCGGCGGCTGAGCTGTTAATGGAGAGCGCGGCGGTGAGCGAAGTACCGGAGGAAACGGTAAGTGTCCCTACGGTGACGCCGGTTCCGCTGACAGCAACGGTAGTCGTTCCGGAAACAAAATGCGTGAAAGTTCCGGTGATGCTGACTGTCAGTACAGCGCCTTGCTGCGCGGTTGTCGGCGAAAGGGAAATTGCGGCGCTTCCCGCGATAACCGTAAATGTGGCAATGGCCACCTCTGAGCCGGTTGTAATTGTTACTGTTCGTGTACCGGGGGGGGCCGAACTGCTGACGGTGAGCGCGGCGGTGAGCGAAGTACCTGAGGAAACGGTGACTGTGCCTACGGTGACGCCGGTTCCGCTGACTGCGACGGTGGTTGTTCCTGAGACGAAATGGGTATTAGTCCCAGTGGCCGTTACAGTCGGGCTTGTTAGTTGATTTGCACTGGACGGTGAAAGGACACTGCTAGGTACGTTAAAGGTCTGAGTCTGGCCGTTCGTCGTCCAGGCGGCGGCAGTGTAGCTAGCGCTAGTCGTCCAAGTGGCGCCGGCGTCGGTGCTGTACTGCAGGTCGAAGGTGGCGGGCGTCTGGCTCAGAGGAGCGCTCGGCCGCGCTTGGATGCTGAAGGATGCGACGGTTACAGAAGTCGCAAAGTCGTAGCGAAGCCATTGCGGATTGCCGGTGGAGATGATAGCGGAGGAGTTCCAAAATGTGCTTGTGTTTCCATCAAATGCACTGCTTGGCCCGTATTGCCCGCCATAAGTGGAGGACGCGTCCGCACTGAAAAGACTCGTCGGAATTTGGGTGGAGCTGGCGTCGTAGAGTTTCCATTCAGCGATAGAGGCGGAATTTGCCGAAGATGCCGTTGTGTTGATATTTAAACGCCAGCAGATCGGGGGCGATGCCGGAGTTATGTTGCTCGCGTTGAAAGTGAGCGTGTTGCTCGCTGAGCCCCATCCGACGCCTTTATAGGTGTAAAGCGTGGTCCAGGTGGTTCCGTTGTCGCTGTACTGCAGTTGAAAATTCTGCGGGCAATTGTCCTCATTCCCTGATGGTGGATTGGTCAACGTAAACGAAACAATGTCGACCGGGGACGCAAATTGATACTGCAACCAGGAGGGCTCGGCGTTAGATAGCCAGAATGTGCTCGTGTTGCCGTCAAACGCATTCGACGCGGGTTGTCCAGGGTAGTTGCTCGAGGCTGAAGCCGTTCCGCCAGTGGTCGCGATAGCTGATCCGCCGCTGTCGAGCGGAATCCACTTCGCGATTCCGGCCAGTTTGCCGGTTGCGACTGCTGTTATGTTGAGGCGCCAATAAGAATGAGCTGACATAGAAGGCCGCCTAGTGCGTGTACCACGCAATCATGAGGTCTGTTGATTTCGGTGCAACTGTAAAGGTGATGGCGGCGCCGGTGATGGTGTAGTCCGTAGTGGGAAGCTGCTCGGCGCCGTTGAGGAACAGCAGTAATGATCCGGTGGCCGGTGTGAAGCTCAAGGTAAAGCCGGTGTTGGTTCCGTTCAGGGTTCCGCTCGGGGTCTCTCGGACTCCGACGCCTGCCGAAACGCTCGAGCCGGTTGCGGTGAGCGGGCCGTAAACCGTCCATGCGCTCTGAACGCCTTGAGCATTCTGGAATGCGACTCTCACCCAATAGCTCTGGCCGGCGGCGACGGTGGGGATATAGGCAGTGGTAACGCTCGCGTCGTAGGTGCCTAGCGGTATCCAGTTGATGTTATCGAGCGAATATTGAGTGATGGTCTGGCCGCCGCTGGTCACGTATCCATCGCTCGGAGCGGTCCAGGTGATTTGAATTTGTCCGGTTGTGAGTCCAGTTCCGGCCGCGGTCGTGTTGGTCGCCGATACTCCCGCGGGTGCGGTGACAATGGTGTTCGCGCCGCTGCCGGGCGTGGTGGTTTGTTGAAATCCCTGCGGGGTCAGCTCTTCGGTTGCGCTCCAATCGTAAACGCTCGGGTCGGTCTCCTGAACATCGATTTCACAACCGAGGAGCGTTGCTTCGGCATCGCCGTTTTGGATTTTGTTTTGTGTGAGTCGGTGCGCGCTAACCTCGAGAAGTTTGTTCGTCCATCCGAGGTAGGGGACGGTCATTTGCACGACATCAAGCGCGGTGAGCTGGTAAAGCGAGGCATTGAAAGCAAACGTGCCGGTGCCTTGCTGCCGGCGCCGCATGAGCTCGATTTTGGCTAAGCGTTGCGCGGTGCTCGAGGAAACTGTAAAGGGTAACTGGATATCTAACCAACGGCGGTCGCCTCCGTCTGCTGTGAGGTTGGCATCGCTCGAGTATCCGTGTAGCGTGTCCTGCGCGTAGGGTGGAAAGTCGCTGGTTTGCCATCCGTTTACCGGGCTGACATAGGTTCCTTTCACTCCGTTGTAGAGGTCGCGGATTGCCACTTTCGAACGCCATCGAAACGGGCCGGCCGCGTTGCCTAGTGGGCTCATGGCGAGGGGTGCCGGCGTCAATACGGCGGTTTGGTCCGGATAATTGAACGCGGTTAAGACGAGTACCGGGGAAAAGTCCAACGTGTCGACGTGCGAGCGTTGGATGGTGGCGTAGGTCGAAGTGGATGAGTCAATCGCGTTTGCCTGGTTGGTTATCGTGCCGTCTGTCCATGCGGTGCTAATGGCCGCGTTGGTTGCTCGATAGGTGCCGGTGGTCGAGTCGGCGAAAGTAACCTCGATCCAACAGTCATAAATTCTGAATTCGTCGGCGGTGCTTTCGGTGCTGATTGCTGTTCCGGGTCCAATTGCGAACATTACCTTCAGGGTGGAGAGGTCGCCGGGCGAGAGTGTTAGTGAATCGGTGCGGAGTGTCCATGAAGAGGAATCGTTCATCCATCCGTGATAGAAGAGGGAAAACCCCTGCACTGAACACAGGCCGGGGAGTGCGGCCGGGCTTCCGGGCGTGTGCGAGGTCAGTATTTTTAGGGTTGCGGTCGTTGCCGGCGATCCGCTCGAGTTGACGATTCCGGTGTAAGCCTGTACCGAAGTTCCAACCCATGCCGCCGGCGTCACGACGAATCGGCCGCCTGAATAAGTTAGCCGGCCGGCGCAGCTCGTCAGAAGGTTTTGCAGTACTTCGCCTCGTGAGGTATTGAGGGTAAATTGCCCGTTGCAGGTGTAGCGCGGTTCGGTGGCGCCGCTGGCAAGGGTCACGGCTTCATCACAGATATTTGCTGCCGCCATCAAGGGGCCGGTTGGAATTTCGGTTCCGTAGGCCGCCTTGTAACCGAAGCTCTGATTACTCAAATAGTCCGCAATGCAAAGGGCGGCGTTTTCGGTGTAGCCGGTGTCTCCGGTGCGCGGGTCGAGAATGTCATTTTTTCCGCGGAGTCGAAAACTGATTTGCGGTAGTCCGCTCGCAAACACCTCATCGTTGTAGTGCAAGCGAAGAAAGGCCGCGGTGCGGCCGGTGAGTTTGCAATCCGCTGTCCAGGGGTTATTTGAGACTGTGACAGTCGAGCCGCCGGCATCGTAGGGCGTTCCTGAAATCATGCCCGGAAACGTGGCGGTCTGGTTTCCGAGTAAGTACTCAACGTGAACCTTTTCGCGATAGTCCGGAAAGCACGTCTGCGCCTTGCCGGTCGAGCTGAGCGAAACGTTAAAGCCTCCGCAGATATAGGTGAAGGTGGTGGAATTGACCACGGAGATGTACCACTTGCCGTTGAGCGATTTGTCGCCGGTGGTCTGTCCGCTCACGTTGCTCACTATGAGCTGGTCTCCGTCCTGCAGTGGGATTGTGAAGGCGGAGGAGAGAACTACGGTGACGACTCCGTTACTGCGCGTGATGCTCGAGAAGTTGATGGTTTCCTGGTTGTCGGTGCCTGTGATGCGGGTGGGCCGTACGCTGTTTCCGTTCGAGCCGATTAAGACTCGCTGGTTATCGAATAAGAGCGCGTCGACTCCCGCGCATGGGTGGCACGCGAGCACAATCACCATGTCTAGATATTTGTCGTTCTCTCCGGATTCGTTGATGTAAACGACTGTTCCGCCGGTCTTGGCTCGGCCATAAATGACATTCCAGGGCTGTATGGGGTTGCGGGATGAGGTAGCGAGTCCGCCTTGGGGCTGTGTGAGAAGCGTTCCGAGTCCGCCGATTATCTCGCCGACTCCGGCGGCGATTAGGAAATTTCCAAATAGCGCGCCTCCGGGAACAAATATGTCTATGGCGATGCCGGCGGCGATCTCAAGGCCGCCGATAATGATCTGGCTGAATTTGGCCATGTGGTTTTTAGAGGTGCCAGGCGCGCCGGGCGAGTGAGAGCGGGGCGCGTGTGTATCCGCATCCGGCCGCGGCGAGGATAGAGCTGTCGAGTCCGATCAGGGCTAGTGAGTAATCGCGGTCTCGCTCGAGCAAAACGATATCTCCTCGTTGTGCCAGAGCGGGCGTAGCTTCCTGCATCTGGTGTTCTGCGGTGATGCGTTCTGCAACGGCTTCGACGGAGGGGCGGCCGGCATAAGCGGCGATCGCGCGGAGCGCTTCCCGGTGAGAGGCGTATAGGCCGCGGAGCGGTGCTGCTACATCGGTGCCGGTCATCGCTTCGATGGCATTGCAAACGAAAAGGCAGCAATCATGGTGTCCGTAAATAAACGGGCGGTAACTGGCGAGAACGAGATAACGCTCGAGTTCGCGCGTCCAATTTTCGGAGCGTTGGAGCATTTACAAATTGTTGGTGCTATTCGGAGTGCGTCCCCAGTAGATGGTGAGCTCTTGGATTGAGGGGACGAATGAAAAGCCTTGGTCGTTGGGATAATCGCGCTGCTGGTCTTCGTTGTTGTATCGGCGCATCGCCGGCGTGTTCATATCCATCAGCCGGCTTTCACAATTGATTTGTATGGTTGCGCTGGTGCCGTCAACGTCTAAGGTGGGCTGGTCCATCCGGCCGGCGAACGCGCAAACGGGGTTAGGAATGAGAGTCAGCGAATCATCGAATAATCCGAGATAGACGAGAGCGGGTAAACCTTGCTGTACTTCGTTCAACACGTCTGGTAGTGCGGTGGCATCGATTCCGCTGAGCGTTAAGGAGATTCCGCGGGCTTCGACGGTCGACCCTTCTTCGATGGTCGATACTCCGCCTAACGTGCCGACTCCTATCCAGGTGTGGCCGTTCCATGAAACCGAACCGCGGCCGGTCCACAGATAGAGCGTTGCGGTCGCAAATTGCGCTTGCACGAATAAGGCGGGCCGTATGGTCGGCTGCTCTAGTCCGGCGACAAAAGCGGGCGTTGCGTCGATTCGGGGCATAGGCTTATGGCTGGATGAGGAAGTGATAACAGAGCCATCCGAGAACCATTGCGCGGAATGGTGCGGGCAGCGTTTCTTTTATGAGCTGTGTGAGTGTCGCTTCGCGGGTGTTGAAAATGCCCAGAAATTCAAGCGCAAACGCGAGGGCTATCACGCAAAGCCATAGAACGCGGTTCCACGCGGGGAAATTGTAGGTAAACACTGGTTTTAAATTGCCTCTCTCATTTCGAATTGCAGGCCATAGAGGAGCGCATCGTTTACGCTCCACTTGTTCACGTTGGTTTTGAGGCGCCAGTATCCGCCGGGGACGGTGGCGGCCGGAACTAGTCCGGCGAAGGTTGAATTACTGATTTGAAAAACGCATGCCGGGCCTTTGCAAGCGAGTAGGAACGTCGTCCATGCGGTCGCATCCGTGCCGGTCATCGGCGGGAGCGTTACTTGCGCCTCGAGATAAGACGCGTTCCAATCATGTATTTGCTGCTGTCCTGAAAATGGGTTGTTAGAGATTGCAACGATACTGACGGCGGAAAATTCAACGGATTTCGGCGCCGGAGTGCTCGGCATCGTAACGATAGTCCAGCCGTTGTAAGTGCTCACGGCTTATGCCTCTTCAGCGTCAACGTGAAAATTTCGTAGTAGTTGTCTACGTAATCGAAGCGAAAACTTCCAATCCGGAACAGCCATTGCCCTTTCGTCTGCACTGAGAACATGAATCCGTACCGCGAAAGCTGCAGCGTGAATCGGCCTGGTGAGGGTACGTCGGTGTTCTGTCCGGCCAGCGTGCGCGGCGGAGTGGTCGACGGGATAGCGGTCCACGCGCGAGGAATTTTACTGAGTGGCCAGGGCCAGTCAGTATGTTTTTTTTCAAGGATGTTCATCGGGGGTTTAGTGTCTTCCGCCGCGGGGTAGCCGGGCGGCTCGTTCCTGCATGACGTGTGAAGCGGTGACTACGGCGGATTGGTGAGCGGCAATAATGCCGGCCTTGGTGCGTTGCTCGGCCGCGGCTGCATCGGTGCCGCGGTTATCGATGTTGTAAACGTTGGTTACTCCGCCTCCGGCGGCTGCCGCGCGGTGTCCGGCTTCTTCGCCGGGGGCTCCATAGCTAAACACCTCTCGGCCGCGTTCTCCGACTAAATACGCGTTGCCGGCATCCACGTTTCCGCCGAATGCGCGGGCGCCTCCAAACTTTAGCTTGTGGTTCGGAATAATCGTTCCGCTTCGATCGGGTATGAAAAGCTCCGGGCCGCGTTCTCCGACGATCGCGAGTTTTCCAACGTGGGGCCGGCCGCCGGCGGCGAAGCCAACCGTGCGGGTTGAATTGTCGCTGCTATCGCTTCCTCCGCCTACGCTTTGCAGGCCTTTGGTCGCGAGGCCGCCGGCTATGCCGATGGCGTCTTTCAGTAACAGGCTTCCGACACTGGGCAATTTCCGATAGCCGTTGGATAACGTCTTCATCCATCCGGGCAAAGTTTTCTTTGCGGAGGTGTCGCCGGCTTCGGAGCTGTCCGGCGCGTCGGCGCTCGGTGTAGTCGTTTCACCAGTGGCGCCGTCTCCGGCTTTGCCGTTCACATCGAATTGGGGTAATCCATTTGCGCCGGCGAGGGTAACAAATAGGGCCGTTGCTGCGCTGTTGCCGTCGCGGGTGGCGGCGCCTCCGGTGAAGATTCCGCCGATTTTTTGCAGAATTCCGCCGACGGGTCCTTTTTCATCCATTGGGTGACGGCCGCCGGCGCCGGTCATAACGCCTTTGAGTTTGGCGGCGAGTCCTTGCTCGAGGTTCCCCAGTGCAAGCTTGCTGATTTGCTGGCCTAATCCCTGAAAAAATGATGCCCATGAAGTTTTCTGTCCGGTCATCAGGCGGGAGAGTTGATCGTTAACGCCTTCGAAAGTCGATTTCAGGGTTTCGTGTATTTCGGCCGCCGCGGAGTGTGATTGATTGGCGAGTTCTTCGAAATACGCTCTCATGCCGTCCATTGCCGAACCGTTGCGGAGGTCTAGTTTGTCCTGCAGCTCGTAGGCGGCTTGTTGCGCTTTGATTTGGGCTTCGATTACATCGGGTGCCTGTCCGCTGGCTCGAATGGTTGCCAGTTCTGCGGCGCGCTGTGCATCCACGCTTCCGCGTTGGGCGTTGACTAATCGCAGGGTGGCATCGGTCTGCCGCTGCAATTGTGCGATGGTCTTAGCGTTCTGGGCGTCTTGCTCGGCATCGAGTAGCCGGCGGTTTGCTGCTTGGATGGCCGGGTCGTCAATTTTGGTGAGTCCGATTTCGTTTTGGGCGCGCCGGGCTGCCTCCGGTCCTAGTCGTTCCGCCGCGGCGAGTTTTTCCGCCGCTGTTACTTCCTCATTGAGCGTCTTGAGAGTCGCATCCCTTTTCTGGTTGTCGAGCTCGGTCTGTACGGCCGATTCAGCGCTGAGCCGTTCAATGTTCTCGAGACGCTTCGCCCAGTCCTCAGCAACTTTTTTATTGGCTTCGCCTAGAGCGATTTGGCGCTCGAGGTTTTGAATGGTCGCCGATTGTGCGAGGTTTACCGGCTTCTGGTGCGTTTCGGTGAGTTGCTTGTTTAGCTGCTCTAGGTCTTTGCCGGCCGCGGCTGCGCCTTTTGCAAGCGATTCGGCATAGGGATTTTTCTCGGTGCCGATGGCCTTTACTTCTGCGTTAACTCCGGCAAGGGTGGCGCGAAGCTCGTTGATTTTGTCTCGTGGGCCTTGGCCTAATTTGGCATTGGCCGCGGCTGCCTCGAGCAAGTCTTTAGTTTTGACGAGTCCGGTATTTTGCTCAGTGAGTTGAATGCCGCGTAGGTACTGCTGCAGGACATCGATTTGGCCCTTGAGTGCTGCTATTCGGGTCGCCTGATCAGCGGGCGCGCCTTGCGCTAAAGGAACGGCCGTTCCGGGTTTTTGGAAGTCGCCGGGTGTGGCGATCGGTATACCGTCGCTGTTGAGCTTCGGGGCCGGCCGCGCGGCCGGCCGCTGCGGGTTGTCGTGTTGCTTCTGAAGTTTCTCGGCTTCGGCTAACTGCGTTCGCAAAGTTGAGACGTAATCGATAACGGCTGTTTTGCGGTCGTCGGTCGCGTCTTTGTAGAGTTTGGCTTGCGCCGTGGGGTCGTTGGTGGCGAGTTCTTGCTCTCCGCTCTTTAGGCTTATGTCTGCAAGACTCGCTTGGAGCTTTTTGAAATTTTCTGCGAGGTCTGAGGTCTTGGCGTTGCCGGTAAAGGCGCCTTCGATTGCGCTTATCGATTCCTCTTGGAGTAGCTTTCCGACTGCATCGAGCGAGCGCCCTAACGACTCGGCGAGTTTATCCGATGCTAAGCGGGCCTCGTCGAGTGCAATCACCAGGCCGTTTTGCGGTTTGCCTTCCAGCTTCGCTATGGAGTTCGATAGTCGATCGTTGGTGAGGGCGAGCTCGTCGTTTGCGACTCTTACGGGTGCGGAGAGCTTTTGAAATTCTCCGGCTATCCGCTTCGGCGCTTCGGCCATTCGCTTGAATGCCTCATACGCTTCGTTCGCTTTGGTGACTAATTCGCTGATGACTCCGAGAAAAGCGATTCCTCCGACTATGGGAAAGATTTTCTGAAGTGCGCCTCCGAGGTTGAGCGTGTTCGCCAGAAATCGCTCTGCCGCTCGGAGGTTGTTCGTCATGTTCCCCTCGAGCGTTCTGAGGGCGGCGCTGGTCGCCTGGACTCCGGTTACGGCGTGCGCTGATCCGTCCGCAATGTGGCCGAATGCTTGTTTACCCGAGTTGCCGGCGTTGTTGGCTGTGTTCTGGAAGTCCCTTAGTTTTGAGCCGGCTTTCTCCAGGTCCGCAACAAATTGCGCGGTGCCGGCGCTCAAGTCAATGGTGATTTTGCCGGCTTTCACGGTAGTTGCTCCTCGTTGTCTAACTCTTGCTTCAGGGTGGCGGCGAAAACCGAAACGGCTTTCTCGCGGCTGGCTTCAAACGCCGGCCGCATAAACGGGTGCGCGGTTACTTGGCCTATGTTTTTGTCGCCGGGGTGGTGGCCGATGAGTTTATGGCCGGCTTCTACGAATAGGGCTTTTAGGTCTTGCGGTATTCCGGTTCGCGCGTCTGGCGTTTGGTCGAAACTGATGCGGGAAATTCCGCCTCGTTTCTGGGTGTCCACTTCGGTTTTGACCGTGACGTGTTCGTGTAGCGGGGTGTCCGATACCTCGGGCAGTGTTTCGGCGCGTCGCTCTACTTCGGCCGCAATGATGCCGGCGGCTCGATCGAGGGCGCGGGCATAGGACCGAATTACAATGTGGTCCGCGGCTCCGCGCATCCGGCGAAGTACTTCCTCTAACCCTTTAATTTGAATCATTGTCTAGCGGTCAGTTGCGCTTTCAGAAAACACCTGATGTTTTGCGCGATGAGTTCGCGATTGCCGGCCGCGGTCTCGTGTTTCTGTTGGCGCCGGGCCTTCTGCTGCGAGGGCATGAAGTCAGCGGGCGCTAGGGCTTTCTTCGGCGGAGCAAAGCCGTAATTTGCAACGGTGGCAGCTACGATGCCGGCCAGTAATTCAAGGTGCTCGCTTTGGAGCTCGAGTCGGGCGGCGTCGCTGTCTGCGAGGGTGCGCAATTGCCGCGGAGTGAGTCTAAAAAACTGGTCTGCGGTGAGCCTTAGCCGTACTATCGCCGTCGTATAACAGCGATCCCAGAGTTTGAGGTTTGTTAGTCTGCCGGGCTCGGGTCCGGCGTCTGAGGGTCCGTTTTGCTACCGTCTTCTTCGGGCTCGGGGGTGGAGCTGAGCCACGCTTCGATAATGGCGTTCTGAATCATCAACACGTTGCGGTGCGTGAAATAGCGTGTCAGGTCTTCGGGCTTGGTGTCCGGCTGCGCCTTGAGCATTGCTGCGCAGAGCATCGCGCGCATACGCTTCGCGTCTATGTGGCTCCAGTCGACTCCGAACAATAGCGGCATGCCGGTCAATTGTTCGGCTTTGGCGATCGCGTCAAAGTCGTAGCAAAGATAGAAGGTCTTGCCGGCGAGCTCGAGGGTCGTATAGCGCGCGGTAGGATCGGCCGGCGTGCCGGAAACGGTTGCTTTTTCGGTCATTCGGTGTTGGTTTGGCTTTTTCTGATGTGAGGCGGCGCGCGGGCCGCCTCATTGGGGTAAGAGCGGTTTAGGTGCCGGCTGTCTCAGTGAGGATGCCGCTAACCTTGAGCCGTCCGGAAATGGTCACGACTTTATCCACTTCGACGGAGTAATCGAGTTCTTCGACTAGTGCCGTGAACGTGAATGAATCGCCGGTTGTGGTCTGGGCGCCGGAGATGGGCAACTGAATTTTAAAACTCTTCATTGCGAGTCCGACGAAGGCCGCCTCCATCGCGACTTGGCCGGCGTCTCCGCCTACGCGGTTGCCGCCGAATTCCCATGATCCGGAAGTAATCAGGGTGGGCTTAAATTCGCGGGCGCCGCTGGCGAAATTGGTTGTATCCGCGGTGCCGGCTTGCCGGCCGCTGAGATTGAGTTTGTTGAGTTCGCCTACTGCGGTCCAGGTCGGTGTGCTGACGGTGCCGGTGTTGACGCTTAGGACTGTGCCTAGGCCGATGCCGGCCAAGCTTCCTGTATATGACATGGTTTGGTTGTTTCTCCTAAAAGGGGGTGTTTGAAAGGGCCGGGGGCCTTATGCTGCTTCGATGTATTCGAAGGTGTACTCCGCAAGACTGCGGTAGATTCTGCCGTCGCTTTCGAAGTGGTCAATTTCTTGGTCACTGAAAGCGGCGAGTAGCCGGGTTCCGTCGCTGAGCGTGCCGGAAAGAGTATCGAGCGCGAGCTTTAACGCGTGCAATATGCTTTTCGCATCGCTGTAGGACGTTGCCCACGCGTCGAATTGAATTCGTTTGGTGTCGTGCGATCGCCGGTCAAAGGTATAGGCGGAGCTCGAGGTAATGCCGGTGTAACTCAGGCAGGGGTAAACGGTCGGCTCGGGCACGACAACGGGATAGATACGATCTCCCACAATTGCCGTGAGTCCGGCGTTGCCGGCGAGTAGGTTATAGATTCCCTGTTCAATCATTTGGTTTTGATCGGCTCCCATCCGGCGCCGATTACGCGCGGCGATGTGTTGGCGCTGTGTATCGTGGCGTGCATCATGGCGCCGGCGTCGGCTGCAATGAATTGCCGGGCGCGGGTGGCTTCCTGCGCGAAATGCCAGTCTTCGCCGTGGTTCAGGTCCGGAAACGGATGAGTCTTCCACCAGGCGCGCCAATAACAGAGCGAGGCGCCGAATCCGCCGGGCTGGTTGGTGTTCCTCCACCAGTGCCGGCCGTCCGTGAAATGGAGATTCACGTAGCCGGTTACGCTCTTGTGGCTGGCGAGTAGTCGCTCGATTTGATCGGTGATGCGGTCGGGCGCGTAGGTGTCGTCATCGTCAAAATGAGCGATGGCCAGGCCGCTAGAAAGTGAGGCGGCGAGGTTACGTTTTGCTCCGATGGTGAGGCGCGTCTCGGTTCGGTGATACTGGATGCGCCGGCCGGTGAGTCCGTCCGGAAAACTGGGCGCGTCGGCGTCGTCGATTACGATTAACTCGGTCTCGGGCCAGTACTGTTTTTCCCAGTGCCTTACACACTGCGGGGCCCACTCGGGCCGGCCGCGGGTCGGCATAATCGCGCTAACTAGGATCATGCGGCGGCGTTGATTTCGAGTACGAGTAGCTTTAAAACGGTGTTGCGCTGTTCGAGATTGTTCGCGGCTTGCACGTGGTAGACGTGGCTTCCGTAGGTGACTCTCATTCCAGCGGTGACGGTGGCGCCGGCCGGATAACGGAGCGTAATTGTGTGACTCACTTGCGAGGTGAGTTGGCCGTTCTGGTAGAGCTCTTTCTCGCTGAGCGCTTCAATTCTTGCCCACGCATCGACAATCGTGGTCCAGGTCGGTTGAGGCTGTCCGAATCCATCGGGGCTCGAGGTCTGCTGCTGAATTTGAATGCGGTGGCGCAGCTCTCCGGGTTCAAGTGAGGGCCACATAGTTAAAACCGGAGGTTGCGATAGGGCCAGAGGAGCGCGGTTACACTCTTCGGAATGTTCTCGTCGTTGGGGATGCGGTTCTCATACCAGTAAAGGGTGAGTTGCTTGATTGCGATCTTGATGGGCTCGGGGACGGCTGAACCATCGGGGCCGTATCCGCACGTGAAATTTACTGAGACTGATTCCGGTTCGACACGCGCGACTGGCCACATTTGCGCATAGGGCGGCGTGAGGCGCGCGGGGTTGCTCGCAAGGTCGGCGATGTAATCGCTGTTCGGCTGCAAAATGATAGGCGTTCCGCTCGAGGGGTCGAGATAGCTGAACGTGTCGATCGACTGAACGGGCGGATAGGGTAAAACAATCGCAAAATTCAGGCCGATCATTAGCGGCGAGGGGCCGGCGAAATAAGTTTGTGCAACCATCTGTCCGGGGAGTTTGCCGCCGATGTAGCCGGGGAAAAAATCCATCTTCATTGCGACTTTTTGGGTAATGAAGCGGCGCCGGGTGAAGTGTTCCGCGTAAAAGCGGGCGCCTTTGGCGAGCGCGGTAATGGTGGAGTCGTTCGAGGTGTCCGACGCATCGACGCGTAGATATGCCTTGAGCTCATCGAGCAAAACGGGTTCGGCTGCCGGGTCCTGAATGGTAACGAGTGACATTTATTTTTTCTTGGGTGCTGCTGTTGCCGGGGCCGCATCTTCCGCGATTCCGGACGCAATCCAGGCCGCGGCTAGATCGGGGTGGAGCTCGGCCAGGTCGCCGGTCTGAAATCCGAAGGTGCGGAGGTCGTAACGCGGGTCTTCGTTGCCGGCAATGCTCGAGAGGAAACGGATTTTTCTGTTTTTCATCGGAGGGCAAAAAAAAGGAGTGGCCCAAAATTCGGGCCACTCCGCATTGAATGGGGTCTAGAGCGCGTGATTACGTGGCGCTGTTGGTGTAAACGGCTATCGGGTGCGTTCCGGCATCGATCAAGTTGCCATCGGCGCGTGTGAACGCGATGTATCCAACTTGCAAAAATTCGGCGTAACGCTCGACGAGACGGAGAATGCTCGTTCCGCCGGCGATGTTGCGCACCTTGTATTTCGACAAATCGCCGAATAAGATACTGTTCGCGTTCGCTGCCATCACTGGCATGTCGTTGTTGATCACATATTTGTGATTCAGGATCGTTGCGCCGGTGGAGTTGGTCAAGCTGCTGTCGGTCAGCGGTAGCCAAATCGGGCGGCTCTGGCCGTCCTTCAACTTTTTGATTGCCTTTAGCGTGCTGTCGTGGAACATATAAGCCGCGGTCGGCTCGTTCCGATAGGCCGGGTCAACGGCGTGCTCGAGTTCCACCAACGAATCGTAAGAAACGGAGGTTGCGTTGCCGGTCGTCGGGGTGAAGGTGTTGCCGGCTGCGACTGCGGCCGCCTGGATACCGAGGGGTTCGGTGGTTCCTGCGCCCACGGTGAATTTCGTGTTTTTGATTCGTCCGAGTCTCGTACCGAGTTTGCTTGCGAGATAGCTATCCACGTTGAAATAGCTGTCCTGCATCAACGCGAGGGGAACTTTCACCAACTTCGAACTGAAAATGAAGCTGCCGAAAATAACCTGGTTGAATGCGATGTCCTGCGAGGCTACGGCTGTGTTCTGTCCGATCACTTCGCCGGTCTGCGCAGTGTCGTTATCGGTGGGCCAGGGTAGCGGCGCGCCGGTGTCGGTCATGAATTGCTCGACGGTGCCATCGATTCCGCCGAACCACTTCTGAGCCTGCTCGAGCTGGTCGCTGAATGACTGCGGAACTGTATATCCGCCTTGGCTTCCGGTCGTGGTGCTCATGGTGTTTTGCACAGTAACCATGTTTCGCGCCATAATCTGGCGTTCTTCTTGGTTCAGTGCTTCCATGCCGCCGCGAAGGTATTTGCTGAATGCAACGGCGTGGGGGTCTCGATCGTCTTTTTTCTGCGAGCTCGGGGCGCCGGCGCCGATTCCGTTAAATGCCGGATCTTGCTCACGCAATGAGGCGTTGAGGTTGTCTGACTTTTCCGCGCGTGCGAGGGATGCCTCGAGCGCGGAGTAGTCTACTTCCATCGCATCAAATTTTTCGGCCTCTTCGGTCGTGAGTCCTCGATTGTCTTGAGATTTAGCAGTCTCGACAATGGCGCGCATGTCATGGGCAAGCTTCGCCATGCGATCGCGAATTACTTTTGCGTACATCGTGTTTCCTTTGGGGGTGGGGGTTGGTTTTGCGCGCCGGCGGCTCGCTCCGTGCGGGCCGTTGCTTCGCTTGCCATCCTCAGCGTTGGCGGGGGTGCCGGTTTTGCGCAGAGGATTTAGGCTTTAAACTTTTTTGAGTAGCCGGGTTCGGGCTTCGTAATTGCTCAGATTCGACGGGGTAGCGGCGGCGGCGCCGGCGGGTGCCGTCTCCGGGCTTTTGTCACCTTTGTCACCACTTTTCGGGGTGGCAGTGGTGTTTTGTGCTTCGCAACTACAGCCGGGATCATCACAATTCGGCTCCGTGCAATCCGGGCAGTCGCCTTTTTCGCATGCCGGGCAGGTACAGTTACACTCTTCGTCGCTCTCGCTTTGCAGGGCCGCGGGCGTGTTTTTGAATTTGAAGGCCTTCAGATTGTGACGCGTTCGTGATTGGGCGCCGGCGTCGCTCTGCTCTTGGAGTGCATCGGCGAAACCATGCTCGAGCGAGTCTTCTGCCGATAACCACGTTTCCGCGTCCATCATCGCGGTAATGTCCTCGAGCGTTTTGCCGGTTCGCTCGGTGTAGGTCTGGGCGATCGAAGTAGACGCTTTTTCGAGAATGTCGGCTTGTGCTCGGAGTTCTTTCGCGTCGCCGGCCGCCAGGCTCCACGCGTTATGAATCATAATCATCGCGTTGCTGCCGATTTCGATTCGGTCGCCGGCCATCGCAATAATTGAGGCGGCTGAAGCGGCGAGTCCGTCAACGGATACTGTGATGTTCTTCTTTTGCGAGCGGAGTAAGTTGTAGATCGCGATACCTTCAAACGCATCTCCGCCGGGCGAGTTTATGCGTAGTGCGATCGCGCTAAATGTGCCGGCCTCTTTGATGGCGTTCGCGACATCGGCCGCGGTAAATCCTTCGCTAAAATAGCCGGCGCCGATGGCTCCGTAGCAATAGAGCTCGAGCGTTTTCCCCTTGGTGGCCGCGGAGAATACAGTTCGAGCGGGTTGGTGTGTCCTCATGTTGTTCGTTTCGTTTCTTTTAAAGGGCGATGATTGCGGCGAGGTGGGTAAATGCTTCGGCGGTGAGCGAAGTGGCTATCTCGGCGGCGTTCTGCGGTGTCCAGGATTTTGCAGTGATGGCCAGTTGTGCGGCATAGCGCGAAATCTCAGTGCTTTGCTGGTCGCTCAAAGTGGTGGCCGGCAAGTCGGCGAGGGCGAGCATTGCCTCTGCCATGCTCGAGAAAATTGGAGTAAACGCGGCATTGGTAAAGCCGGTGAGGTCGCCTTTGCGGTTCGTGGTGCGTCCGATCGCGTCTCTAATCAGGCGGCGGTAGGCGTGTTCGATTCGCATCCGAAAGACGGCTTGTGTGTCCGCGTCGGCTGCCTCCGAATTGCTTTGGCTATTCGGGGGGGTGGCCGGTTGGCCGGCGGCGAGTTGGGCGAGGTTCATCATGTTCAGCGGGGCTAAACGGATGTCGCCTCCCTCCTCGGCCGGTATCGGATTTTCACGTAACCGTCTTCGGATATCGTTTGCTGAGTAGATTCCCGCGGCGCGTAGGGTGGCGAAACCCTCCGTTTGGCTCGCAAAGTCGCCTCTCAGCAGGTCTTGAAAGTCGTGCTCGGTGTAAAACGGTCGCGTGAGGAGCTTTAGGTTTGCTTCCTGCTCGATTCGCACTGCCCACGGTCGTAGCGTGTGGCGCACGTAATCAAGGCTCTGGTGCTCGATGTTGTTATTTGTCGAGCGTTCCAGGTCTTGCAACATATGAAGCGGTACGCGATAGATGGCGGCGATTTCGGAGCGCTGAAATTTTCGCGTCTCCAAAAATTGCGCCTCTTCGGGGGCGATGGTTATTTGGCTCCATTTCATCCCCTCTTCCAAAATGATCGGGCGTAGTGCCTGGTCGCCGGTCGCCCATTGCTGCGTGCTCGCTTTGAGGCGGCCGTAGGCTTCTTCGTCAAGGATTCCGGGGTGTTCGAGTGCTCCGGTGGATCTTGCTCCGTTGCCGAAAAACAAGGCGCCGAACTTTTCCGCGGCGATGGCTAATCCCATCGCTTGCATGCAATTTCGGATTGGTGAGATTCCGGAAATTCCGTCTAACGTTGTGCCGCGGAGGTGCAATAGGTTTTCCGGGGCGATCGGTGCGGGGTCGCCGCTGTCGGTTTGGGTCGTAACGTAGGCTAGGCCGCCGTCTTTTAATTTGATGGCGGAGGTTTTGTCTGGTGCGAGTAGTGCAAGGCGGAGCGGCCGGCCGGCGCGGTCACGAACGATGAGTAGATAACCGTTTCCCCAGGTGAGGGCCGATGCAATCCAGGCCTCTCTCATCGTCATCGCTGTAAAGTGCGGTGCCGGCGAGTCGTGTAGCAGTGGATAGCTTTTGTGTTCGTATGCCTCTCTCACGCTTTGGTCGGGCATCCGCTGGTAGATCCCAAGCGGGAGTGAAGCAAGGTCTTCCGAAATAAGTTTGATAGCGGCGTAAACCGTCGCGAGGCGGAGCGCTTGTTTTTCGCTGACTACCACTCCGGCGTCGCTTCTTCCGAGTCCCATCGATTCGAGCAATGAAGAGTAGGGTTGTAACGGGGTGCCGGGGTCCTCGAGCGATACCGCGTGAATTCCGAGTGCGCGGGTGAGTAGTCCCATTATTTTGAATCCTTGCGGCGGTTGCGTGCGAATTGAATCAGGAGCGCGAAGCTGATCAGTGCGGCGCCGGCGGCGATGAACGCGGCGGGCCGGTAAATCGAATAGATGCCGCCGAAAATGGAGCATAGGCCGGCGGCTAATAACAGGTCTTGCAAGTCGAAATGTTTCACAGAGTTCTTAATCCGCGTATGGCGTAAACAGAGCGGGCGGCGATGCGCTTGAGCTCACGCGATAGCGCCATAATCAGAGCTACGGCGCCGTCAATGCTGTTTTGTGCGCGTTCTTTATTCGGGTAAATGTTGCCTTTCGCGTCGATGCGAGCAACCACGTTCGATAGCATCCAGGCGAGTACCGGGTTGCCGTCGTGGTGAATCCGGCCGTCTATCGTTAAGGCCTCGAGCTGTTTCATTGGTTCGGATAAGTGCCGAACCTGCTGCGGGATTTCAACGGGCGTCGCGGGTGTTTCTTTCGCGATTCGTTGGGCGAATTGTTCCGCGTTCCAAGGGTCAAAGCCGAATTCAGCGACTTTCGAGCGTTTGATATCGCTTATCGCGTCGTCGGCGATGAAATCGTAATCGAGCACGTTGCCGGGCGTCGTCGTCAGGTGTCCGGAGTTTTTCCAGGTCGGGTACTGCGTGCGTTCCGGGTCCTTTACCCGTTCTGCGGGCACATAGAAACGGGCGAAGACGTAAAAGTGGTCTAGGCGTTCGATTTTTTTCCGATAGACACGAACTACTGCGGTAATGTCGAGCTTGCTCGAGAGGTCCGCTGCCATCGAGCAAGAACAGCCGCGGAGGTCGTCTTCATTTAGCGTCGGATCGGCGAGGGCGCGCCATTGCGTCATATTGAGCCACGCGACTGAGGCTCCAACCCAAACGTTTAAATGTTTGGTCTGAAATACGCTCTGTTTGCGTGCGCTCGCAAGTGCCGCGGCTTGCTCGGCTTTTAAAAACGAACCGTAAACGGAAACGTCGTAATTCGGGTTCGCTTTGCGGAGAGCTTCTTCACTGGTCCAGTCGTCGCCTTCGTCAATCGTGTAAATGATCGCGAAAAGGTCATCTTGCTCAACGATTCCCTCGAGTACCTTCTCGCAATCCGTTTGAAAACTGCGGCAAGGGCCGCCGGTGTTGCTGCCGGCCGTCGTGATAATCCATAGAAGCGGCTGAAGCCGGGCTCCCATGCCGGTTAGCAGGGTGTCGTAAAGGCGGTCTGTGCGGTGCTCGTGGTATTCGTCGACAATTCCGCAGCTCGGCGAGGCGCCGTCTCCGGGGTCGCCTACTAGCGGCTGAAATCTGCCGCCGTGTTCCGGCGTGTGCAAATTTCGGGCGCCGGCTTTGATGCCGAAAAGCTGCTGCAGTTGCGGAGTCCGCTCGAGCATTTGCTTTGCGGGCCGGAAAACTTCCCACGCTTGGCGCTCACAGGTGGCGCCGGTGTAGACTTCGGCGCCGGCTTCTCCATCGGCGGCGAGCATGTAAAGCCCTAATCCCGCGGATAGGGCGGATTTGCCGTTCTTCCGGGGCACACAAATATAGGCTTTGCGAAAACGGCGCGTCCGGTTATCGCGGCGTATCCATCCGAAAACCGCGCAATAAATGAAGCATTGCCAGTCTTCAAGTCGGATCTGGAGATTTCGGCCGTCTTTTCTTGCCCAGTCGCCCTTTACGTGCGGTAGGCTTTCAACGAAACGGCAGATACGCGCGGCTTTGTGCTCATCGAAACGGTAGGGATAACTTTCGTCCGTCTTCGATTGCTCGAGGTCGTTCAGGTGCCGTTGACACGCGAGTTTTACCCATTTGCAGGCAAGAATTTTGCCGGCGGTGACATCGGCCGCGTAGCGGTGGGCTCGTTCGACGTGTGACGCTATACTGCTGCTCGCCTCGGCCGTCTCACTGGGTCCGGATATTTTCCGTTTCACGTGCCAGGGCTGCTAAGTCGTCAAAAGTCGATTTGCCTTTGGGCTCGAGCGTAATCCTCGAGCGATCGGCGGGGGTTAATCCCATGCGAGATAGGCAATTCAGTAAAACGCCTTCTTTCGCTGCTACGGTTTCGCCGGATCGGATTTGCATCATTACTCTGCAGGTGAGCTCAACAAGCCATCTATCGGCGGAGGTGAGGACGTTAGCCGGTACAATTTCGGCGAGTTCTTCCCAGATACTTTTTAGCTCGAGGTCATCGCCGAACGCTGCCGGCGGCGGTCCTAGCGGTCCATCGGGTTTCGGTTCGTCGGGCCGGCGTCGCTGCGGGTCGTGTTTGAAAGCTCCGGTGAGCTCTAACAGGGCAGTGGGTTTTCGTGGGCGTGCCATTATTCGGTGGTTCGTTCTGCGGGTGCGTCGGCGAGTAAAGCGCTGATGCGATCGGCGCGGATACTGCGCATGCGCGTCAAAACTGCGCCGGCCTTCTCCTGCACTTTTAAATACGGGTTCTCGAGCGGTGCGCCGGTGCGCGGGTGCATCACGATTGCGCCGTGTTTCCGTATGTTGGCGCTGGCTTCGTGATACGTGCGGAGCGCGTCTGCGAAAACTCGGAGGTCAATCGCTCGAGTGGAGCGGTTGTCTTTGCGGAGTTCCGCTTCGATGTCTATTTCTGCCATTCCCGTAAACTAAGCCTCGTGAAGCTATCAGACCGTCTGCTTGAACTGAACGGAAAAGGCGAGTATCCCGGTGACGAAGAGATTCATGAAGCCGAACGGCTTCAAGAGGCGCATCAACTTCTCGGGGTGATCGCTGCTGAGTTTTGCACTGATCCGAAAAGTATCGTCTGTTTCGATCGCAGAATAGTCGAGCGGGCCATCGAGCTCACTAGGCCGTAATCCGTGCGGAGTTCCGCTTCGACTATTTGGCCCAGGTTTTGCATCCGCTGAAAAGCTCGAGCGTTTGCGAGTCAAACGCGTGTGAGACTTTGCTCGCTTTGTATACTTCGGCGCCGGGTGCATCATCGGCGAGTACGGGTAGTTCGCGCTCGATCCCTTTAACTAGGTCGAATGCCGGGCCGCCTTCCGATAGGTCGAATTGTTCGAATCGCGGATTGAAATTTAAATTCATGCTGCCGCGGAGTAGCAGTTTGAAATTGGCGGATTCAATGGTTACGATCTTCGCGTGATTCAGAACGGTTCTGACTGACTCTCTCCCAAAACTGCTCTGCCAGTCGCGGAGTAGGTCGGCGTTTTTGCCGCGGGCGCCGTAATCAATGATGAGTAATCCGTTTTTGATCCGGCCGTCTTTGCGCAAGCGTTCGAAGCATTCAATTTCGTAGCCGGCGATAGTCCAGGTCCATATGCTGACATCGGCCGGGCCGGTTTGATCGAGACACGCTAAGGTGGCGTCAATCATCGAGAACTGGCCGCGGGTGATGGCAAACAATGACTGGCCGGCCTTGAGTGTTCCGATGCAATCGGCTGCGGATCGAAACGATTCGTGCGCCTGAGTCCGTCTAGACGTAATGGCGGCTTTAGCGCGGGTCGGTTTTTGTGTGGTCATTACCCATTGTACCATTCAACTGTTGAATAGTACAGACATTTGAACGAAACAATCAACTGTTGAATAACGGTTCGGCCGAACCGCCGGCCAAGACCCTTATGCCGGGCCGGTTTTGGTGGTAGTTCCTAGCGGGCTATCTCCCATATCGGCAGGGGTAGGGGTGGGTCTAATCCTCCGGGGGATGGGGCCGGCGACCGCGCAGTGGTCGATTTTTTGCGTCCGCAAAATACAAGGTTTGAAAGAAAAGACGTTTGTTTAGGCGCAAAGCCGGGTTGCCGCTGTCAAGGCAGAAACGGGTATACAAACGGGTATACTTTGCGTTTCATTGAGTAAATCCGAAGGGCCGCGGGGCGGTTACGCTCGCGCGGCCGAGGTCGCCCGAAGTCCGCGCGGGTGGGTGGGTCCATCCGAGAGGAGAGGGCAAAGCCGTAGAAACCTGTTATTTTGCGGAAAACCTTGAATTTTGCGGAGCATCGACGCTGAAGGGCTTCGTTGTCCGCTTTTTCCAGTTAACACCCATGTCGGCGGCTTCCGATTCCAGGTGATAAACGACGACTTCGGGCAAAAATGCGCGCTGACGGCGGGGCCAGGATGCGCTAAACAGGCTATCCTCGCGGCCGGCGTTAGTGTGGCCTTCTGGGTATTTCAGTTTGCCGCTGGCTGCGTTCCACAATTGAAAAAAACCGATCGGAATATATCCGTTGTGGTGGTCGAACGCTATGCGCGTGCCGATAGTCGCGCCGTCAACGTGCGACATATCGATAAACATATTGTCTCTGAGCGGTGTTGGGTTGCCGAACCATTTTTGAAACTGCTGGTAGCTCTTAAACTCGATGCGATCGCATCCGTAAATCATGCGCGGATCGAGTTCGGCCGTCTCGATCGAATGGCGGAATGAGCCGGGTAGGATTATGTCCGCGTCGAGGTGTAGTAACCAGTCGTGCGGCTGAATGTCGAGCTTTGCGAGTCCGCGGTTGATTCCGGCGCCTTTGCGGAAGTCTCCCCAGTGCGAGTTAAACGCATCGGTCACGATGCATTCGAGCTTCCAGGTCTTGCACACTTTTTGAGTGGCTTGGTCTTCCGGCGCGGTGACGATTACAAAACGGTCGAACCAGGCGCGGTTAAGCGGCGCCGTATGTGCGAGAAAATCCGCGTTGTTTACACAAGTCGTTACGGCTTTCAGCGAAAAGCGGGGCGCTTCCGGTGCCGGCGGCGCCGGCGGCGGCGGGGCCGGTGGTTTCGGTAATGGGTCTGCGTAGCTCATGGGGTCTAGGCGCAAAGTCCATATTTGGATTCACAAGCGGGCCGGTCCTGCAGAATTACTAATTTTTCTTTTCCGCCGTGCTTTGTGAATGCCCACTGAACTACCTCGTCAATCGTGTTCATGTATTTTCCGGGGACCATCGGCGCGAAAAACGTTTTCCCGGTGTCGGCTTCCCATGCGCGTATTTTGTCGATCATTTTCGGGGCTCGATCGAACCACAGTCGAATGTCTTCTTTGCCGGAGTTGATACAGGGCGCGCATCCTACGCGGGAAAAGCCCAGTTTATAGAGCGGGTTTACTTCCTCTCCGTGCGCTTGGACGTATGCGAAACACATCTCTTTTGTCCAATCGGCGATAGGGCGGATAAGTTCACAATCGTAATAGCTGTCCCATTCGGTGATTTCGGCATCGTGCCGCTTGTGGCTTTCATCGCGCCGGACTCCGGTATAACGGCAGAAATCTTCACCTTCGTAGGTTCCGCCGGGTCCAAAGTGCTTTTCCATCCATCGTTTTTGCGGCTTTAGCTTTAGAATTTCGGTGCAAAACTGCGCGGTTCGTGACGGCGGCCGGCCTTTAATTTGGATCATCCGTTTAAAGGTGAGGCGTTCGTTTCCGTTGAGCCCTTTAGTCTCCGCGAATCCTTCGGTTTTCCAGAGGTCGGCGACTCGGGCGCTTATCTCAATGACCTTATGCACGGTGCGCGAGTAGTGTCGAACAAACGCGGTAGTAAGCGGGTGTTCGTTGCCGCCGGCGTCGCTGTTTAGTAAAAGCACGTCCTCAGCGGGGTATCGGTTCAGTACCCATCTGGCGCATGCTTGGCTATCAATTCCGCCAGAAAAACCAACGATATGTTTCATTCAGTTTGAGGGCTTTGGCTTATTTGTTGAAGGGCCGGGGTTCGAGGGGCCGGTATCCGGTGCGCTTGCGTTCGGTGAGGGTGAGGACATCGGCCGGCGTGAGGGCCGTCTCGAGGGCTTTCAGAGTGAGCGAGCAAGCGGCGAGAAATTTGGATTTTCCGAGTTTGGAAAAGACTTTCTCAAGCGAAATAATTTTGCTCTCGTATCCGCGGGGGCCGATGGTGACGCTATGACGTTCGCCGGCGACTTCGGCCGATTCTTCGGGGTCCAGGTCGGCGACATGGGCGCGGAGTGCCTTCCCTACTTCTTCAAGTCGCTTGATGTTGGCTTTATGCGGCGCGATTTTCTCGGCGAGGTCGCCATATTCATCGGCGAGCTGGCTAAGCGCGGGTGTGATTTTCGGTTTTGGCATTTCGGGTTTGGATCATTCGCCGGCCGCGGTGCGTCTCGAGTGGCAGGTTTTACAGAGGGCTCGGCAATTGCTTGCAACTAATCTCAGTTGCGGGTGAGTCGCGATCTTCTCGACGTGGTGTACTTCGGTGGCCGGGCTTTGACAGTCTGCGCAAGTCGGATATTTCGCCAGATACGCGCGTCGGAATCGTCTCCAGGCGCCGTCATATCCTCTTTCGGTGGCTGATCCTCTCCAGCGTTCGACGGGTCGGGCTCGGCCGGCGTGCGCGGGGCAATATCCGCTCGTGACGAGTGCGCTACAGCTCGGAGCTGCGCAAGGGCGCCGGGCACGCGTGGGCATTAAGCGGCGTCTTCTTCGTCGATTGGCGTATGAAAAAGCGTGTATTCGGCGCGGCGCCGGTTCTCGAGTCCGGCGCTCTTTACGAGTTGGCCGCCTCGGTGCTCAAAACACCAGTCGAGCATTTCATCTGCGGCGTCTGGGTCGCCGTTGTTCAGCCGCGCGAGTAATTTGGAGCGGTGGAACGCGGTCGATCCAACGTTATAGATCAGGCTAACCAGAGCATCAAATTGATTTTGGTTGAGCTCGACGGTGACGGAGTAATCTATATCGGCGGCGATGGCTTTTATTTTGGTTTCGAGCCATTCGTTTGCCTGGTCCGGGGTGCATATCGTCAAGGCGTTGACGACTAGGCCGGGGACGGCGCCGGTAGTCGATCCATATCCAACGGTCCAGATTCCTTTTTCGTCTCGGTAGGCCTTGAGGCGTAAGGATTCCCAGGCCTTTATTGATGCGATTGCGAGGGGCGAGTAGGTTTTACGCTGCATTGGTTCGGTGTGAGGCGATCGTGAGGGGCACTGCGCAGAATACGGCGCGGATAAAAGCATCGACGGCCGCCGGGTTGTCGGCGTCGTCTTCGGTCATGCGGTGCCGGAGGTCGGCGGCTTTCGGTAGGTCGTTAAGTTCCCAAACGCGGGCGTTTTCGGTGACTCTGCGCTGTCTACAGTAATGCTGTCCGAGAATGGCGGCGATCGTTAGGGGTTTCGGGTCGCGTCCGACTTTGGGCAGGAATTGAGCGGCAATTATGGCGCCGGTGCGTTTGTGATACTTCGGCGTGATCATTTTGAGGGCGAGTAATCGCTCGATGGCCTCGAGCGAATAACGGCGATCGCGCCGGCCGGCGGCGTTGAAAGTCGGAATGTATCGCATTTAGGGAACGGGGTTGAAACGGGTTCCGGTGTGGAACGAAAAGGCGGCTCGACGGGAGCGCGTCCGGACTTAAAGCCGTTCCGGGGGACGGGTGTTAATTGCAGTGCTCTTTGGTGCTTTTAATTCGCATACAGGGCACAGAACGGTATCCCCGATTTTTCTGGGGTCGTAAATGTCGTATGGTCGTTTACGGGAGGGAATCCACTCGGGGCGGTGAAAAGGGTCTTACGTGTTAGCCTCTCCCGGTGTTTCGTTGGTGATTTTTTGGCGTTCGAGCACTCTTACGCGAATTCCTCCGCGCGCCATTTGCCCATTTGACGAGAGGAACGCGCGTCTAATCAGTTCTTCTACTTCGTGGGTGAGTACTTCAATGACAACCAGGCCGGTTTGCGTTTCGGGCACGCGGATATAGTCGTGTCGTGTGCCGCCGGGCAGTCGTCTCGAGAACATCAGTTCTAGGCGCCGGGTTTCGCGTCTGACTTCCGTATAGGCGGATTGGCTTAGGAGTGCCGCCGGGGGCGGCGCGATCGGCTGGCCTCTGGCGGGCAGTATCGGGGGGCGCAGGGGGCCGTTATGGTTGTTCAATCTCTACAAAAGTGCTATTTGCGGTGCTGCTGTCTCAGCAATTAGAGGAGAAGACACGAAACGGCAGACTGCTTAGCGTGCTTTAAATTCCGTTTCGTGTCTTCTCCTCAATTAGCGCGCGGCGCGAGCGGCTTTTTCCGCTTTGCCGATCACGTTCGGCGTGTTTGGCGTGATTCCCTTCTCTCGGCCTTGGGTTAAAACCACTTCGCAGCGTTCGATGTTCACTGTAGGGCCGCCGGCGATGAGCCCATATTGCCGGGCGCTATCGATGGCCATGAAAAAATGGGCGAGGTTAACCGCATCCTGCCATTGCTCCGGCGTCTGCGGGTCGGTTTGGGGTTGAGCTGCGGGGGTTGCCTTCATGCCCGCGATTCTAACTCAGATAGGCCAGTCGGTTTTCTTCTTGAGCTCATTCAGAAATTTCTCAAATCTCTGGTAGTCTGCCTCAAATATTTTTCGGCGTTGCCGGCGGTGCCACCATGCCGCCACTACGAACAAGAAGGTGAGGCATAAGAACACTAGGGCCAAACGTACCGGGTGGTGCATTCATTCCCTCATTGCCTTCCGGCGGCGCCGGCGCCGTAATAAGTGTAATTCGGTGGTGCCTTCTAATAACGGAAGTTGTTCCGGCCGGCCGGGGTGGAGTTCGCGCCAGTAAACCCGCAGTTGCGGGTGCATCGTCCAGTCTGGGTATAGGGTCCGATGTACGCGGGCGTGGCAAGCGGCGCAGAGTGTTATCAGGTGGTCGAGTCTCGAACTGTAAAACCTGTGATGCATGACTGGCTGATCGTGCTCGAGACAAATAGTACAGGTGGCGGCGTCTCGCTCGAGGGCGATCTCGCGGAGTCCGGCAAAATTACGCTCGCTGAGTCTCCAGGCGTCATAACAGGGCTGGCATAGGCCGCGGGCGTGCAGCTCGGATGCTCCGCAATGTCGACACCAAAGGGCGAGTTGCGTTGTCATCGGCCGAAGTTCTCCGGGATCTCGTACGGCTGAAAGTGTGGGTTGCCGGCGTTTAGCTGATTCACAAGGCGTAAGTGCCGGAACAACTGTGTTTTTCCGGTTATAGCGGCGCTTAGGCCGAATCCAGTATGAACCTCGTACGTCGAGCGCTCGTTTATGGCGGCGCTTAGGCCGAATCCAAGTTCATACATCAAGCGTGCGAATTCCTCGCGCGACATTTCGAGTGTTACGCGGTCTGCTTTCTCGGTGTACGTCATTGCTTAAACGGCTCCAGGTTGCCTAGTCGTTCGAGGATCGCGGTAACTGCTTGCTCTGCGCAGTTGGTGTGAGTCAGTACTATATCGATGTATCCGCCTGTGTCCTGCTGCTCGTCCGGCTGCTGTTCTAATGCGAGTTCAATTGGAGTGCAGCGGTCGCCGGCGACAAACTTGTGATCACAAATTGGGCAGCGCTTACCGATGGCGTCGTGTCCGGCGGCAAGCGGCGGCCAGTTGTTCTCGCTTGAAATTGGGAGGTTCTTCACTGCTCGGGCTCTCTTCATCGCTCGGGCTCCCCTGCTGGAAGTAGTTTGCGTCCGTGCTGTTCGAAGATTTGGTACATCGTCGTTGCTTTTCCGCGGCCGTCAACGGCGGCGAGTAAGTACGGAAAAAACACCTCGCCCGTTGTCGTCATGCCTATGTCGATCATGGCTAGTTGAGCCTTCAGCCACGTGAGTAACTGTCTCCAAGCGATCTGCTCGGCTTGCACGCGGTCTTTGTCCGCGTTTCTTATTCGGTATCGCTGCCGCTGTTTCTGCAGTCGTTCGTAAAGGGGCTCGGTTCGAATTGGCAAAGAGTATGCCTCGTTCAGTTTGCCGTTGGCAACTGTGAATCTCATGCCGGTTGCTCGTCCATCGGGGCCGTAGTCGGTGGCTATCTGCGAAGCTCCGGCGCGGATTAGTATTTGCTGGATCTCGCCCGAAGTGCGCGCGGCTGATACTTCCGTGGTCTGCAGGTAAATGGAGGTGCGTTTTTTTGCGCGGTTCATCCCCGGAATTTCTCCAGTGAGGCGCGCGAAATCCGGCGTCCGCTGCCGGCGCCGTAAGTTTTCAGTTTTCCTTGTCGCACTAAAAGACGTAGGTAGGATTTCGGTAGGCCGGAAACGTCGGCGGCTTCGGCGATCGTTAACCAGGGTCGGGTACGGGCCGCGATTTGGGCAGCTTCGGCGCGCCGGCGGTCGGCGTCGATAAATTCTTTCTGGAGCTGGCGTTCGTGGTCGGCTCGGAGTGCGGCGGCTGCTGTTTCCCCGTTGACTTTCTGCTGTAGCTCCTGCAGGGCGAGGATTCGCTCAAAAAACGAAGTGATAGCGGCCGGCGCGATAGTCATCTCCTGCGGCGGCTCTGGGTCGGGTGGCCGTCGCGTTCGCGGTGCTGCGGGTGGTTTAGCGGGTGTGGGTTGCTGTTGTTCGTGAATGATTCGGTCTAGGTCTGCCGCGTGAAACACTCGTGCTGATTTTCGGCCGGGAACACGAACCAACTTTGATTTAATTTGGTTTCTTTGAACCATTCGGTGAAGCGTGCGGTTTTCGCGTCCAAGTACCGCGCATGCCTCCGTTGCGCTGAGCCATTCTTTCTGTTCGTTCGGTGTGGGTTCCAAGCGGGGAGTGCCTTTCCTGCCATCGAGCAAAGTTTTGACAAATTGGCCGGTCTATTTGCTCAAAAGGTTAGCGTGACGGGATGGCGGGATGCAATGGAACGGGTACTAGCGGGCGTCGTTGGGGTCTTCGGTGAGCTCGGTTTGTTGGCTCACGACTCGCGGGCCTCTCCATCCTCCACACACGCGGGCCATTTGTGTACAGGTCGGCGTTTTCATTTTGTGTTGGTCTTTGATTCGGCCGTAAACGCTGCCGGAGTCTTCCCACGATTCAAAGGCGACGACTCCCGTTTGCTGACACGCGCTACAGGTCCAACGCTGTTTTAGATTCGCGGCGCCGGGCAGGGGGCCGCGGGGTTTCGTTTTAATCGCCGGCAGCGGTAGCGGCGGCGGTATTTTCGTCGTCTCGGACATCTTCTTTTTCCTCCTCCTCTATCACTCTTGGCCTCGTCATCTGGTCATCGAGCAAACGGGCTGCGCGCGGGTAGCGGTCGGCGACTATCCGCGCAATTTCGTCACGGTCGTATTCGCCGGTCTGTTTCAAAAGCAGGATGAGAAAGCCGGCGCGGAGGGCGCTTAAATCGCCGGGGTAGTAGTTAGCTGCGGTCAGCCTGGGCACGGCGGCGGCGCTCCCTTCCGAGATTTCGGCATCGGGTGTGGCGCCGGCGCTGTCGTTCTGTCGCCTCTTGTTGCTGCCGGGCTTGGTCACACATCTGGCGGATAGCCACTATAAAGTCGTCGTCGATTAACACGCGGCAAAGCTCGGCGGAGGTGACTAGGTACTCTGCGAGCGATTCGGCGTTAGGTATATGCTCGGCGCGCAACGTGCGGGCTACCCAATCGAGACTTGCCTCGCGCGGGGTCATGGCTTCAACAGTCCCCAACGGATGAAATTGTTTCTCGCGGTCGCGCGGTACTGTTCCTCTCGCTTGATGACTTCCGCTTTTAGCTCGCAAAACGCCTTGCGGCATACGCGGCGGTACTCATTCTCCATACCCGGAATCACGGTTTGACGGTCGCGCCGCAGGTCGCGGGCTAATGCGAGTAAGCCTCGCCGGGCATGTTCGGTGTAGGGTGGCCGCCGGCGATCGCTTGTCATCGCATCCCCTTTTTGGCGGCAAGGGCTGCCATTGATTGCGTGTATGAAAGCGGGTCGAAGGGCTCGGTTTCCCGATTGGTCGTGTCTCCGGAGTTTGTCCGGAGTTTGTCCGGAGTCGCCGGGTCGCCGCGGCGTCGCTCGTTCTCCTGCTGCCAGTCCGAATTGATCTGGTATTTATGTCTCTTGATCCATCCGGGCAGGTCGCTCAGAGCGAATTTGTACAACGCTCCGGGGCTCAAACTTTCATAGTTCGGGTCCTTCTGCTTCTTCTCGGCCTTCTCTTCCATCCATCGGCAAACTGATCTCGCGGTAATTCGAAATCTCGCGGGCAGGTCGGCGAGTTTTCCGCGGAGCGGGTCCGTCCGGCCGATTTTCCGGCCGGCTATTGCCTCGACTGCGGCGATTATCGGATTTGGCTCACCCACTTTTTGAGCAAGGTTTTGAGGTGGGGCGGTGGGTGGGGGCTGCGCCTCGGAAACGGAGTTATCCACAGACGGCGCTTCCACTTCACTGTGAGAACTATGGGAACTGTGAAAGATCAATAAGGATGGGCTTATCTGTACAGTGCCGTTTTCGCTTGTGTACAGAGGATCTGGCGCGCTCTGTACAGAATGACCGTTCGAGCCGTTCGCGGTGATCTGTACAGATAACTGCGGCGGCTGCAAAAGCGAGAGTTGCACGGCACAATCGGAGCGGTCGTTTTTGCGTCGCCCTTGGCGCGCCGGCCGTTTGAATCCGATGGCCTCGAAGTACTTTTGCTCGAGCTCATCGCCGGCGTCGCGGGCGAGTGCGATCGCGTCGGCCTCGAGCCGTTTGCGGTACTCCTTGAGCTTCAAATATTCCGCCACCCTACTGTGGCGTTCCGTTTCGTCAAACTGTTGTAAATAAAGGGAGAAATCACTAGGCAGGTTATCTGTACAGATATCTGCCGCTTTTTCTTCGCCTTCGTCGATTTCCTCTTTTATTCGCCTCGCGTCGGGCATGTCGCCGCGCGGCATAATGTGGCCTTTGTCGTTGCGGCGCACGTGTCCGGACTCCTCCAGTCGGCACACGGCGGCGCTGGCGTTCGGCATCTCCATGCCGAGGTCTTCGGCGAGGTGCTTCAGCGTGAGACAGCCGCGCGCATCGTGAGCCCAGATGGTGCGCTTACGCTTGGCCGGGCCGGTCTTCCCGTTCGGGTCGCGGTCGATGGTGCGCCATAGCGCCCACCCGATCACGCGTACGTCTTCCGGTTTCGAGTAATCCATCATCCAGCGATGAGAGCGCGGGGCGATGGGGTTGTATCCCTCGTGGCGTGCTGCGCCTTGGGCTTGTACCAGGTCGAGGTGCGAAAGCTCCTTGCTGCTCACTGAATGCCTCCTTGAGCGAGAACGCTCACACGGCGGCATATGCCGGTACGTTCTACTCTCTTTTGCTTCTGCTGGTCCTGTGTGTACTGCGCGGGTTGGTTGGTCACGTTTCTAGCTCCTTGTGCTTGTGCAAGGGGAGCTGAGTCGCGACAATGAAGGCTGTTACGTTTCTTCGTCGCGGTTCTTCTCCCGCTGTCGAATTCTAAAGGCGCTCTGCTGGCAACAGAGCGCTTTTGCTTTTCTCAGGTCCGTATAAATTTTGATTGCAGTTTCATAAATCTGTGAACAATGATGCGGCTTTTTGCCGGGTTCTGTCACTAGTCCGGCGAAAGAAATAGGGGAATGGATGGCGGTAACGGATAGAGTACGTACGATTTTCTGTGAAGTTCTCCGCTGTGTGGATCGCAGAGTCGGGACATTCTCCGGAGCGAGTCGGGACTCGGGGGCGGCAGTTTCATGCCGGGGTAACTAGTAATCCCGGTCGTCCAGTTGTATAGCTGCCGGCTGCCGGCTGCGCTGAATTCTTCGTCCGTGCGCGTGCTCTCTGCCTCTCGGTATCCAGGGCGGGGCGGCTTTCTGCTGCTCGTTGCTCCAGTGCATGAGCTCGGTTATGGTTGTTGCTCCTAGTTTCGAGTTCTGGGGCCGGGTCTCGAATTCCCACGCGAAATAATCGGCTATCAGTTCATCAAGCGCGTGATGCAGCTCGGCGTGTCGCTGGTGGTGCTGCTCGGCCGTCATCGTGGGAAGTTTAATCCAGGTGCGGCTCCTCTGCTTCTTCATGGGCTTTCGTTTCGTGCTCACTCGTCGAAGAACATCCACAGCCGGGGGCGTGGCTCGGCGGGCCGCGGGATAGGGCGGACCACTCGGCAGATAACGGGCCGCACTATAAATACATCGTGCTCGGCGAGCCAACAGCAGCAATCGGCCGCGGCGTTCTCGCGCACCCATCGCTCGAGGTCCTGCTCGTTGTTGAACGGGGTCGGTTGGCAAACGGGTGGGTTGGTGGGCATTTTGGGCCGGGGCTTAGTTAATCCAGGTCCGGCTCTGCGGGTGTATGTGCTGTAAGAGTTTTATGCGTTTCTGCTCTACAGGGTTCGGTTGCCGGATCGGTCGGGTTCGGTGCTCGATAAGTTGCCTCTCAATTTCGGGACAGTCGGCGAGCTCCTTAGCGATGTCCTCGGCGTCGTGTATCAGGTTTACGAAGTGTTCCGCGGTTACTATGCTGCCGTGCTCGGTGCGGGCGATCACTACGCGCCATTCTTTCGAGGGCTTGCCACATTTTTTGCAGTGCGCGGCGGCGGCTGTGCCTAGTTTCAAGTCGGTCTCCGACATCATGTATTCGGCGAGCGCTCGACAGCCGGCCTCAGTGTCGGGAATAAACGCGAGCATTGCGGCTAATGGATGTCCTCCAGGGCAGAGGAGAAAAGCTTCATAGACATGGTGAGGGGTGCGCCGTGTTTTCATGTTCTGCGTGTGCATTTAGAGCTTTCCAGGTTTCAGCGTATCGGGTAACATCATCTCGAGGGGCGGTAATACTGCGCATGAGCTAGAACCGTTTCCCTCCTAGTCGTGGTGCAAAGAAACGCGGGGGCCACTTTTGAGAGAGAGAGTGGCCCTTTGTGATTTTCACTGGACGATCTTGTTCTGCGCTCCCTCGTCGTTCCACTTGCTCCAGCAAGCGCAACATTGGTGATCGAGTATCGTTTATGTCTACGCGCCGGGGCCGGAAGATGCCCCGCCGCCGCCTGCTAGCCATTGCGGGCCGCGGTTCTAGCGGGTGCATCCATGCCCGCGGGCTGCTTGGGTCTTGGTAACTCGCTGGCCACAAAACCGGCATTTGACATAGGTTGGTTTTGGGCCGGAGTTCGGCCGGGCGCCTCCTCCGCCACGCTTGCCGCTGATGCTGGCCGCGCGTTTCATGATGGCATCGGCCGGTATGCGATCGAGGAGTTTTTCGTAATTAGTTTTCATACAGTCCCATCCGTGATTTTAACGTTCAACTGCTGAATGCGGCATCGCGCCGACTTCGGCGGGAAGCGGCGAATGATGGCGTTTTCGAGGAGCGCGAGCCATTCGCGGACTAAACGGCGTACTACTTCATCCGGGTCCGTGGTCTCATCGCTCCCTTGGCCGGAAGTCCCAAACGTTGCGGCATAGCTGTAGGCTAGTGCCGCGAATATGTCCTTTGGCGTTTCGTCGTAGAAAGCGCCCATTGCCTCTGTGTAGTCGTTTTTCATGATTTCTCCGTGTTTCCTTTCTGTGCGGCGGAATAGAAGGAGCGGATTTTCGGTATCCGATCGATATCTATCTTTGATGTCGGCGCCGGCATGTCGGCTTTGGCTTCGGCTTTGGCGCGAAACGCGCGGGCCGCCGTTAGCTCGTCGATGTCCTGGTGGCTGCCATCCTCGAGCACTAGCGCCCATTCCGCGCTCGAGTTGTGGGCTTTCCGGTAATCCTTCTGGCCGTAGCGGATTACGTCTCCGGGCTCGGCTTCGATCTCGGCGGCGCCGCCGGCGTCATTGCCTAAGAAGGTTCCCCATGTGAGGGTGGCTCGGCCGCCGATCGGCCAAGCGATCACGCGCGCTATCCACGGTCTAGAGTAGCGGCGGAAATTGTATCCGCTGAAATTAATCGTCACGATCATGTGTTGTGTCCTTTCGGGTTGAGTTGGGCCTCGGGTGCGTTTAAACGCACCTCATGGGAGGGTGGCTTGGGTTGTTAAACGCGTAATGGCGCGGGTGCTCCACGCATACCGCGAATTTGTAGAGCGGCTGTGTGGCCGCGGGGGTAACGTCGAATTTGTCGACGTAAAAGAGAAAAGAAGGATTGAGAAGCCGAAGGGCGCCGGCGCGCCGGCGGGCGGAGGTTTTAGAGGAGTAATAACGGACGGAGCGATTAGACTCCTGCCCGGTGAGTTGAG